CCAATCTATTAAACGTTGTTCGCCTATTCTTCTTAGCTTCTTAGCTTTTTGTCCATTCATCTGTAACCTCTATAACTTTAGGAACGTTTGGTGTTTGTGTAAAATATCTTAAACCATCTGAGTATTTGAATACTCGTAAACCTTGACCATCGTTTGAATCTTTGTGACATTCAAACTTGTGTCTACAGTAAGTACATTCACGTGGTAGCTTCATGTTACCTGCTTTACCATCAGGTATAGGATTGTAACAAAGTTCAGGTGGTGTGTCAAGCTTCACAATCTTTTTAATCTCAGTAATTCTTTTCTTGATATTAGGTTTATCAAAATCATCAGGTCTATAAAGCGTTAGCTCACCTGACTCTTTGTTAAGTGCTAAGAATCCACCGTTGTTTGTACCCTCTGCTGCTTCGTATCCTGCTAACTGAGCAAGATAACCAAACGTATCTTGTTCTGCAAGTGTACCATCTTTAAATTTCTTGAAGGCATAACTGGATGCAGTTTTAATATCCACAACTTCACCGTCAATCACACAATCCATATGACCTTTGATACCGTTGACTGTTACTTCTTTCTGTTCGTTAGTTACTGTATGACCGGACAGTCTTATCAGAAACAAAACAATCTCCTCAAGCAAATGCCCGTAGAGAAATTTTATAAAGACATGAGCAGGTATATTCTCTGATTGAGTATCCTCTGCTCTTGTATCGAACCACAGTTGTCGAGACTTTCTACCTATGTTAGACATACGTAGCTTCTCGTTACCACGTGGTTCAGGATGAGACCAGTTGTAAAGAATCTCTTTCATGGATTCTCCGAACTGTTCAATCGTGTCCTTGTCTAGGTCAATGTGTTCACCTTTACCAAGTACACCAATCTTATTATATATATCTTGAACTAAAGTGTCAAGTGTTTTTGATTTTTTCTTCATGCTTTTTTAAATATTGTATAGCTCTTTGTAAAATATCAGTGCTATCTTTGAACCCGCCTAGACATCTATTGCAAGTATGACATAACCAACCTCTAAATGATTCTGTCTCATGGCAATGATCAATAACCCAAGCTCCTAATTTTTTACCGCCTAATCCATTTACTTTGTCTGATGTTCCAAGACATATTGGACAAGTATAGTCATCTTCTTGTGGCATTCCATATTTTTCTTTTAATGATTTTCTAGCTTTGCTAAGATGATTGTTACAAGATTTACATTCCGGTCTTAAAAAGTTTCCTCCTGATGCGGGGCTAAATGCAGTAAGCGGAAGTTTCTTATCACACTTAATACATATCTTACCATCTTCAAAAAACAGTTCATCATGATCGTCAGGAAAAAGTGTAGGTTGGTTAGTGTGTTTCACTCCAGTTCCTCCCTATCTTAAACTCTCCATCAAGCGGACATCTAAGATTAAAATGATTACCTGCATCAATAATACTTTGTACTGCAAGAGTACCTACCTTATTGGCTCTGCATTCTGATACTTCTATCTGCCATTCATCGTGGATGTTAGCAACAAACTTAAAAGGTGTCATGCTAAGTTCTAAACGATTAGCAAGTATGACTAAAGCTTTCTTCATAACAATAGCACCTGCACCCTGTAATAAAGTATTCAGTGCAGCATGATTGTTTCTTATGTAAAGCTTTCTACCATCTAAACCTTTAAGGAATTTTTTATTTGCTGCTCTTTGAACCCTGTCTCTAAGAGATTTAAATGTAGGTTTACTATCGAAGAAATGTTCTCTAGCTCTCCTACCATCAGTCGTAGATCCTCCAACCACTTTGCCAAGTTTTTCATCTCCTGCTCCGTACATGAGGGCATAGATGAATGTCTTCGCCTGATTTCTTGATTCAAGTTGTGCAGCTCTTTGATTAGCTGTGTGTATGTCTCCATCCAATATCTCCTTTGTAAATTCTTCATCATCCATGTAGTGTGCTAACATTCTAATCTCTAAACCACTAGCATCTACACCTATTAAAACATTGCCTTCATCTACAGTCCAACAAGCACGACACTCTTTACCGTATGGATTACTGACCGATGGAACCTGTGCCATGTTAGGATTTCTATGTGTCATTCTTCCAGTGATGGTACCGTTAGGAATAACAAACCCATGTACACGCCCATCATCTTGTAATGCCTCAACCCATGAGGTAACTTGAGCAATACGTTTTTGTAACATGAGAAAGTCAGCTATCAGTTTAGCCTCATGGATATGAGTTATCTCTGATAAAGTTTTCTCATCAACAATAGGTTGTCCGGTTGGTGTAAATCTATCCGGTTTCCAACCAAAGTCTGTTAAGTATTCACCAATCTGTTTACGACTACCAAGATTAAACTCTTCTAGTTTTTGTCTCATAAAAGGTTTAAAGTTATTAGTAGATAAACATCTATCGTACTCTTCATCAGTCATACCACGTTTAGAAAGTGTTCCATCTTTCTTAACAAAAGGTGTAACTAATTTATCATCAACCCATCTAGGTTTAAAAGTTCTGTGTACTTCATCTTCAATAGCTGTCATCTTTTCACGGAGTTCAGCAAGTAAAAGTTCTGCTGACATATTGTCAAACTTAAAGCCATTGGTTTCTTGTTGTTTAATAATCCTAGCAACATCGTGTTCAAGCTTAATACATTCTTTTGAAAATCCTACTGACTCCTTACGAAGTTCGTGAAACACAAGTGTATTAAGTTGCACGTCTCGGACACAGTACTCAAGCATCTGAGGCGAGTACTCTGTGTACTCCTCAAACTCAATCTTTTTATAGTTAAGTTTGTATCCCCAGTTCTCAAGACTGTGTCCACCTTCACGTGTTGGGTTAAACAATCGTGATAGAACAAGCGTATCAATAACATCTTTCTTTGATAAATCAACTCCACCAAACTTCTGCACTATAGGTATATCAAAACCTACAATGTTATGTCCAATGAGCCGATCTGCTGTAGTGATAAACTGGTATCCCTCTTCTAATTTGTTTGGAGGGAACTTAAATATCTCACCAGTATCAGGATTCTGTGCAACTATGCACCATACCTTTGTAGCATTGAGATCATCTGTCTCAATATCAAATACTAAATCCATTAAAATGCTTCTCCTGCGTTATCATCAATTGTTATATCGGCATCAGACAGTTCGTGAAGTCTGCCTGTCTCTTGGTCGTATTTAACACGACATGCCATACCAACATCTCCTGTGTATCGTGATTTCAATACACGCATTCTTGTTGTTCTTGCTTCTTCAATATCTTCTGATTGCTGATTTCTTTCAAGTGCAATAACACAATCAGATAACTGAGCAATACTGTTTGAACCACGTAGGTGAGAAAGACTTACCTCAATACCGTTCTCGTGTCCTTTGTTTCCATCGACACGTCTCAAGTGAGATACTAAAATAATTCCTGCTCCTGTTTCTTCAACGATACTACGAAGCCTTGTCATGATATTGTCAATGGCTCGTCTCTCATCACCTTCGCTAACTGCGGAGACTAACATGTGTAAGTGATCAACCACCACCCACTTGCAATCGCAACCGATAATCATAAAGCGTAGCTTACTAAAGATATCATCAATGTCGTTGGTGCCAAAGTGTGAATGAATCCATACTCTGTTTTTATTATCACCATCGTATAAGATATCAAAGAACTTATCCAACTGTTCGGTTGAAAAGTTTTCTCTGATATGATCAATGTATAATCTAGCGTTAGCTTCAATCGAAAGAATACCGTCAACAGTTCTTCTCCAATCTTCTTCAAGTGCAATGATGCCTACGTTATCTTTGGTTTCTTTAATAAGCCAGTGTTCTAATTCTCTAGTCACACTAGACTTACCAAGTCCTGTACCACCTGTCAATGTGACCAACTCACCTTGTCTCATGCCATAGAGTTTCTTGTTCAATCCCTCGTAAGGATATGGAACAGATTCTTTTTTCTCTCGGTCATGGAACTTAGCACGTTGCTCCGTGATGTTGATAACACCGGAAGGTGTGTAGACTTTTGCAGCCCACCAAGCTTCAACAAACTCTTTATGCTTGTTGCTCTTGAGCATATCGTTAGCATCTTTCCAACCGTTAGGAAACGAAAGTATCTTTGCTTTGCCGGGCTTGAAAAGTCTTGCAACCTTAACAGCTGCATCCTTACCTGCCTTGTCATTATCAAAAGCAATGATAACGTTTTCAAAGTCGTCAAAGAACTCTAAGCTTTCCTTGATGTCGGTGACTGCTCCCTGTGCACCACGCTTGATGGAAACGACAGCCCACTTACTACCAAGTAATTCATAGGCTGCCATTGCATCGCACTCTCCTTCGGTGATGGTAATATACTTACCACTCTTGAAGAGTTGTTGACCAAATAATCCAGTGCCATTGTAGCCTCCTTGAATAAAGAAGTCTTTGTTGACAGTGTTCCGAATCTTAGTAGCACCTAATTCGTGTCCATTGTAGTAAGGGTAGAAGTGTTTGATAACTTCTCCTTTCAGATTCTGTAATCCTTTAACTCCGTATTTCTGAGCAGTTGCTTTTGAAATACCTCTATCAGTTAAAGCAATATAGCTTCCTTCACCTACCGTATCAGGTGTTTTATATTCAGTTTGATTATTTGGTTTCATATCCTTTCCTCTACATGCTCCTTCATAATCAAAGATAAATTCACCACAGCTAAAACACTTTGCTGAACCATCTTTGTTTACACCGACAGCATCGCTACTGCCACACAAAGGACAAGGTTGATGTACCTTATCCCAAGTTTTATCGTCCATGTTAGCCCTCAACATTAATTAAGATTCCTCTGTTTCTGTATCAGTGGTATCTTCGTTTTCAATCTTTGCTTCATCACAACTCATAAGCAACTGTTCTAAGTTAGCTCTATGAGTTCTAGATGCAAAGTCCAAAGCTTCGATAACAACACTAAGATTTCCAACTTTCTGCACGATCACTCCTGCTTCTTGTCTTTTAGCCTCGTCATCTATTTTATTGATGTCAAATAAAAATTCTCCATCATCATTTTTTATAGTAACAATCATTAGAATTCCTCCCCATCAGAAAAGAACTCATCACCATCACCATTCTTGTAAGGCACTAAGTCAACTATTTGAACAGCCTGTAAATCCAATCCTTTGTAAGGACCATACTTACCTTCACCGGCATATTCATTAAATTGAACTCTAACTTTAGAGCCATTACCAACAGCAGTATTTACTTCCTGTTTATTCTGATCAAGAAGTCTAGGTGCTGATCTAACCATACCGTTAGGACCATTAACCTTACGCTTGATCACAATAGCAGGACCTTCATCATGCTGTTTTATTTTATGTCCACGAGAAGCAAAGTCATTTGCTGTAGTCTCGTCAACGATTAAGTCGACTGTATAAACAGGCTCGAACTTAGTGTTCGGTGTAGTAATACTTGCCCATTTAGCAGTTCCTTCTAGTATTGCCATATTTACCTCCTTATGGTTTTATTTAGAAGATGGTTAAAAACTGGGAGAGTTTTGAGCAAACTACTCTCGGAGTTCCAGTGAGAACTGAACCAACCCTTTTTGATTTGGAGATAGAGGGCTTGTAAGAAATGTTGGTTACTCATGAATTGCATATATTACACTATCTCTGTACTAAAGTCAATACCCTATTTAAAAATATCATCAAAATCTATAACGCTATTTTGTGATAGTGTTACTATAAAGTTATCTCCATCTTTACGCACAGTGTAACTTACTTTATTACCATACATTTCTTCATAGTTATCGTCAATGTATTTAATAAAATCTCTGTATTGATTCCTACTCAACTCTCTTTTATACTGAGATTGTTCAATAATATAATTCATAGTACTCCTTATAATGTAAATTTAAAAGGTATCTTACAACCTTTAATAGTTTCTGTTCCAAAGTCAATAGCATTGATGTACTTAGTTACAGCTTTCCTTGTGTCACGATTAGAACTACCAACAAACTCTAAGTCAATAGGCTCTCCGTTTACCAAGTCAAACTCAGCAATAAATTCTAATGGTCTTGACAAAGATACATTGCCTAAAAAGTCAGCCATGTTTAAGTTTGTTTTAGGAACAGTACATGTTTTAGGTGGAACATATTCTGCAACAACAATTGGTTCAGTAGTTTCAACAGGCTCACTCACACCAACAGATAGGATACCTTCTCCACCATTACCAGTTGCAAGTGTACCTGTAAGCTCACCAAACCCTGCATTAACTCCAAGTTCTTCAACATATTCTTCAATAGGTTCTTCAACTGGTGAGTTAATAAGACCGTCTAACTCCTGCAATATGTCGTTAATTTCGCCAACAGAAGTACGGAATCTATCATCGTTGCTATCAAGTCTTGCATTGATATCATTAATAGATGTTCTTAAACCTTGTAAAACAACATTGATGCTATCAAAGTTATAAGTCTTTGACTCAACTTTTTTCTCAAGTTCTTTTAGAGAACGGTTTACTCCTTGTAAACTTTTATAATTTTTATCTATGTCATTGCTTGTTTCATAAGCAGATGTAATACCACCTATCAAAATCACAATCCAAAGACCCCAAAGTATAATATCTTTTTTCATTTAGTCTCCTTTTAAAAATATTTAGTAAGCATCTCTAGCTTGTCATCATACTCAGCTATGAATGCTAGTTCTTTTTCAATCGTTTCAATAATATCAGGATGTTCTGCAACTCCTGTTGGTTGTTCTAGTAGTACCTCTACATTAGCAACATGCTTGGCAATGTTTCCTCGTAGGTGTAGTCTAGCGTTTTCTAGTAGTCTTAATTTCATGCAACCTCCTTGTGTTGTATAGTCCACCAATCAGGCTTATTACGATTTCGTTCCCACTTGGCGTAATGTTTTTCGTTAATGCAATAGTTACGATAAGCGATAGTAGCATCCTCATGCTTGTATTCCTCCGGCATAGCTTGTGCAACTGGTGTTCGTTTAGTTCTTGGTATGTTAGTTGGTAGTTGATACAAAGCTCTTGCAAGTTTTGTAATGCTTAGATGTTCTCTACCATAACGATACTTATACTCTGTACCAAGAGCTATGAAGTGTTCATACAACCACCAATAATTACCACTGGCTTCTCTCACCCACTTACTACATGGATGATTAAGATGTGCAATCTTATACATGCCTACACTGTCAGCATACTCGTCACCATCTAAGGCTCGGTGTGCAGTGCATAACATTTGTGCTGATTCAAGTGGCATCTTGACTAGCATCTTATCAGGTTGTGCAACTGCTGACTTACTTGGACTGTCGTAAAAATAAAATATGTTCACTTTCTTTTAACTAAATAATTATCTAACTTCTCATTCATGCTATCAACTTTATCGTTGACTTTTTTGATACCGTCTAGCTGACAATCTTCATCAGTTAAATTCTTTCTAAGAAACAACTCAAACATATCTTGAAATGTAGTTTCGTTTTTATTGTTTTTCATTTGCCTTGCCCTCTATATTTTTTGTAGTCAGCTTTCTTTTCTTTGTTCATGGTAGCGAAGCCAACATTACGCTTACCTTGACTTGTCTTTTTACCTCTGCCTGTTGTTGCAGAAGTGTG